CCTAATAAGGGTGAAATAATTGACCCTTTTATGAAGCTTGATGATATCGTTATGTTGCAATGTCAACCCCGATATGATTCTTTATTGGGTCGTTGGGTTTGGTATCAGAAGCTTCAGACGGTCCTTGAAATGGCTCAGTGGACTAAGAAAATCCACAAGAGGCCTGATAAGACCATCTGGGCTAGTAATGTACTCGATAGTCTTCGGAAACTTTGTCTACACCCTAAATCAGTGTGGGATGAATATATTCCGAAGTATCAACGAATGATTGCTGGTTACCACATAGAAGTTCCTACTTGGGACTATCGTGGTATGCAGAAGATCGTTCTTGATGAAGCTTATATGGGTGTTGTTTTCAGGAATGAGATCGACGCCGAACAGGGAGAATTTCAGCATGGGCCTCGAACCCGATATCGTAAGGGTAAGGAAATTGCTTATGATGGGTTTTTGGTCATGTTTAATTTGGTTCTGGTGGTATTATTCGGTTATTTTGTTTGGCCATATTTACCACAATTTGGGACCATTTTGGGTTGGTATATTTACTCATGCTGGTTTCTTTTTGTTAATTGTTTCATTGCTGGTTTCTGGTGGAAACTAGTATGGGGTTAGACCCCACGTCCTCCTATGACGTTAAACTGGGCGTTCTGCATAACGAAATATCGTGGTACCAAAAGCTGTATGCGCTGCAAAGGTTAAAATGGAAGCACCGTTAGGAGTAACGAAAAACCCAATTATGTTTTAAAGTTTTTATACCTGAGATACGTTTTTCCGCTTTTTCTTTTATAACTTTTATACCTTTTTCGCTCTAAGTGTATTATACACCGGTAAACGAGAGCATGTCGTCTAATAATCCGCAATCTATGGGAGTAGAGGGCGGTTCGGGTGCGGGATTTGTTTCGACCCCTACGCCGGCCCTCGATGTTGGTGGAACTACACGTTTCACTACTGATACAGTTGGTAATGCGGCTTCTCGTGCTAATATTGATGATATCGATCCGTCTCTTTATACCTCTTTGGATCAGAGTGGTGCGAAAGATATCAAAGATTTCCTGGCTAAGCCTATACTTTTAAATACCGGAAATCTTACTACCACTGATGCTGGTAATTTTATTTTATGGGATTTACCTACTGTGTTCCTTGCTAATCCGAGGATTTATCAGAAATTGGTTGGTGTTGGGCTTATGAGGGCTGATATTGTTCTAACCCTCCAGGTTAATGCTGTCCGTTTCCAGCAAGGTAGATATATTCTTGCTTGGTGTCCCTCTGGTGGTGTGGATACTCAGTCTTCTGGGTATGACGCCTTTTATAGGGCGCATGCTTATAATACCATGAGCGTTACCCAGTTACCCCATGTTGAAATTGATTTGTCCACTCAGACTAGTGCCGAATTGCGAATACCC